GCTTAATCCCTCACCTCCAGCTCTTTCGCAGTCGGTCCACGTCCCCCCAGCAACTCAAACTCAGAATGCCCAACCGCCCTTAATTAATTTGAATCGTCCCGCATCGAGCGCTGACCCTCAGACTGATCTGATTCCCGCTCAATGCACCACTTCGCTTCCTCATCAAAACGGTTCCGCGCTGAACACTGACCCTCAGGAAAGCCTGACTCCTGTTCAGTGCACTGCATCGCTTACACCACAGGCATCTGACGACTTACCATCACAGATCCCTCTGTTCTTGTCAGCTGATAGCACCCTACCGTGTTTGGCTTCGGACAATCCAGAACCAGCATCTTTTCGCTCAGCCCAACCCATGCGTCAACTTTTCCCGGAATATCATTGGGCTTCAAACCAGGGCTGCAACCTCATGCTCGAAGGTCGCACTCCCCCGGAGACCCCAATGATCAAATCAAACTGCCTCCTACAGGCCGTTCACACTTTGACTTCTTTGGATGTACAGAGCCTCTGGCTTACTCTTTGTTCTCACTTTCATCCTGATGACCTAATCGACCCCGAAACTATTAAGTACGGACTCAGTACAGTTCATCTCGAACTTCTTGCTCACGTTTACAACCTACTCTTCCTTGTGCACTCCAAACACGGAACAATGTACGTTGGCTCCGCTAGCAAGCAACCACTTTCAATTTATCACCTGAGTGATGGAGCTTCCGGTCATTGGACCACCAAACCCCCTCATTCCCCCTTACGAGGAACTCATCCCGTAGCTTCTAACTTGCTCGCAATTCCTGACCTACCGGCAAGGAAAATTCAAGTTTTCCGTCCTTGCCCCAACAGAGCTAAGACTCTACTCCAGAACCTTGAGTACGGTCACGAAGGGCTCATTTCCAAAAACCTTCCAGCTTTTGGTCTCCCACCAACAATATTTAGAAAGTGGAAGAATTTGATCGACTTTTCACCCTCTCGCCCTGTGAACTTCATTCTTATTCAGGGCTTCGCGGGTTGTGGTAAGTCTCGCCCCCTACAACGCTATCTCTCCGACCAATCCGAGTATCTTGTCACAGTCCCTACTACTCATTTACGTGACGACTGGAAACTCGCTCTAAAACTTCGCGACTCGAACACCTGGCGTGTGAGCACCCACGAAAAAGCTCTATGTTATCGTAGCGCTCTTCGAGTCATTGATGAAATCTATCGTCTTCCCCCAGGTTACCTTGACCTCGTGTGTTATCTTGACTCCTCAATCACTGACATTATTTGCCTTGGCGATCCTCTCCAGGGCGAATTCCACTCTCTCAACCCTGCTTCAACTCTGTCCACTCTTACGCCTGAAGCCGTCCGTCTCAAGCCATTCTTTGACCTTTACTGCGCTTGGAGCTATCGCATACCGAAAAGTTTCGCCACTGCGTTTGGCGTGTCTGCCTTTTCATCTAAGGAAGGACGACCTCCATATTATAAATCTCGATTAGCAAAAAACGACGTTTGCCTTACCGCCTCCATCCCCACTGCTTGTACTCTTACTCACAATTCAATCCGCGCTCAGACCGCTTCTTCTTCCCAGGGTCTCACCTTTGATCGTCCAGTAGGCATCTTCTTGGACCATAACGTGAAACTGATGAGCCTTCAGACGTGGATCGTTGCCGTAACCCGTTCAACTGTTGGGTTTTTCTGTTATGGTGACCTTTCTATTCTCCAGAATCTACCCCCTTCAGCTCTACCTCTGTCACTTCTTCGTGGCACTGTTCCCGGAAATCTGTTGAACGAATGCACTCATCTTCTTCAAGGTTGTAAAATTATCTACCACCCGGAACAAATTAAAATTTTGCGCGGCGCCACCCCAACAGCACCCTTCGATGAACCTGATGTGATACTTGACCATCGCAACCACGTTCTGCTTGGCCTTCCTTTGACTAATAAGATTGATTTAACTTTTGCTCCGGAAACGAAACGTGTGCTTCTTCATGAGTTTGAAGAACCTGAACTCTCTGATGTTTCCTGCACTCAACCCGTTCCGTCTCATGCTGCGTATGAACCTGTTTACCCTGGAGCCGACTACAACGCCTTAAAGTATGAATTCCACAGACCAGAGCATCCGTCTGATCTAGAGAAGCGCTTGCCTGGCGGCGACTTTTCTTCTCAGTTCCCCTTTCTCGACCTTCCTTTCTCCGAAGAAGCATCCTCTCCTTCGCTTATTTCGCCTAACCACAATTCTTCTCGCGATCACACTCTATTGAAACTCAGCATCTCCAAACGTCTGAGGTTCACAAAAGAACGCGTTTCACGTATAACTCCTGCTGATCAGCTTCTAGGCCAACTCCTGTTTGAATCTTACTGCGACTCTCTGAAAATTCCTCCCCAGCCGATCCCTTTTGACCCGGTGCTGTTCCAGAGTTGCATATCTCTTAATGACTATAATCATCTCACTTCGAAAACTAAGCAAATTCTTATTAACACTGCCGTCCGGAGTGACCCCGATTGGCGCGCTACGTATGTCCGCATTTTCACTAAGACCCAACACAAGATCAACATCAATAGCCTCTTCGGTGACTGGAAAGCTTGCCAGACACTCGCTTTAATGCATGACTCCGTGGTGCTTTTGCTCGGCCCAGTTAAAAAATATCAGCGCGCTATTCTTAAACGCCAGGCCGCTAACCCACTCATCTTTGTCTACGGAGGCCAGAGCCCTTCGGACCTTTCCGCTTTCTGCCAACAACATTTCACTTCCGCATATTCCGTTGCTAATGACTACACCTCCTTCGATCAATCGCAGAGGGGCGAGACTGTCCACTTTGAAAAACTTAAGATGCTGCGAGTCGGCATCCCTTCCGAGCTTGTTGACTTCCACATCCGTATCAAGACTAACCTCCGCTGTCAGTTCGGACGCCTCCAACCTATGCGCTTCACTGGTGAACCCGGCACTTACGATGACAACTCTGACTTCAACTTGGCTGTTCTGAACCTCGAATTTCACCTTTCCAAACATCCGGTCCTCATTTCTGGTGACGACTCTTTGATATCAGGTCATCCCACTCGTCGTCATTCCTGGTCCAATAACTCGAAGCTGTTCAAGCATCTCAGATGGAAACAAAATTTCTCCACTTACGGAGAATTTTGTGGGTACTACGTCTCCAAATTCGGTGCGGTGCGAGCGCCTAAACCTCTCCTGATTAAACTCGCACTCGCCAAAGCTCGAGACGAACTTCATTTAGTCCTCCCCAGCTATCTCGCCGAGTTCTCTATTGGCCATAGACTTGGCGACCTCATGTGGATGGTGCTTCCTCCTGAGCAAACCCTTTATCAGAGCGCCGTCTTCGACTTTTTCTGCCGTCATGCTTCTCCATCTCTCAAACTATTACTCTCGCTTGACGAACCTGACTTCTCTGTACTTCTAAAAGCCAACGTCCCACTCAGCTACAACGCTTATGTACTTATGAGTCAAAAACAACGGGAACTCTATTACAAAACTCGCCGCAAGCTCCCACAAAAAGTCGCGGCCTTTTCTCTTAATACTCAGTTGCCCACTTGATTCAATTATGGAAGCTCTCATCCCAGCCCTTGCTGACCTAGCTATCCCAAAAATAACTGATGCTGTTTTTGGCGACTCTTCACAACCTGATAACATGTCCGCTTCGAGTTCTCAGACTACTGCCCCCGCTATTCTTGACTCTAAACTTGCTGTTAACAGGCCTCTTCCTTTGGCTGACGTTCCGCAGGCCCCGACGTTCGCAACCTCCGATAATTCCTCTTTGATCATCCCGTTCCAATTTGCCTTCCACACTCATGGAGCCGATGAGAAATTCTCATCAGTCGCTGTGCGTGACTTTGCCACGATCCTAT